TGGGCGCGTGAGTGTCTTAGAGTCCTGAAGCCCGGCGGGCACCTGATAGCCTTCGCAGCTACCCGGACGATTCACCGGCTGACCGTTGCACTGGAAGAAGCACAATTTGAGATACGCGACCAAATTGCCCACATCCAATTTCAAGGCTTCCCGAAGAGCCTCGACGCGTCAAAGGCGATCGATGCGCTGCATGGGGCCGAGCGAGAGGTAGTGGGCGTTAGGGAGGCGTGGCATGCGAAGACCGGAGACGGTGGGGGCTTCAACGCATCGCCGGGCGTGTTCGACCTAACCGCACCCGCAACCCCCGACGCTCAGCGCTTCGAGGGCTACGGGACAGCGCTCAAGCCTGCATTTGAGCCCGCAGTGCTGGCACGCAAGCCGCTATCTCCGAGCACAGTCGCTGCGAACTGTCTGGAGTGGGGGACGGGCGGGCTGAACATTGACGGGTGCCGGTATGCGTATGGGGATCCAGCATGGCCGGGTCCAGGCGACTCAGCGACCCAGCGCCCGAACGGATCAACGGCGATATGGGGCGAAGACATGCCAGCCGGGACAGGCGGAGGGCACGACCTCGGCAGATGGCCCGCGAATATCTACGCATGCCCCAAGCCCAGCCGGTCGGAACGGGAGCAGGGCTGCGGAGAGCTACCCGGCAGGACTGGAGCGGAAGCGGTAGAGCGCAAGGAGGGCACGGCAGGGCTTGACAATCCGAGAGCGGGAGCCGGCCGCACTGCTTCAGAGGTGAAGAACTATCACCCGACAGTCAAGCCGATTCAGCTCATGCGCTGGCTTGTCCGCCTCGTGAGTCCTCCCGCGCTCGATGGCGTTCCGCCTGTAGTGCTGGAGACCTTTGCAGGGAGTGGCACGACGATGGTAGCCGCAGAGCTTGAAGGGGTGCGGTGTATCGGGATCGAGATGGAGCCGAGCTACTGCGATATCATCAGGGCACGACTTACCGATGCGATAGGGGGACAAGATGGGCAGACCGACTAAGCTGACACCAGAGACACAGAAGCGGTTTATCGATGGACTGCGGCTGGGTCTGACCTACAAGCTCGCCGCGTCCTATGCAGGTGTCTCGATGTCCACGTTCAGCCTCTGGATGCAGAAAGGGAAGAACGAGGTAGAGGGCATCTATTCGGATTTTTCGGCAGCGGTAAAGGCGGCAGAAGGTCTATGTGCGGCTCAGTGTATGGGGCGAATTCAGAAGGCTGCGGAGGGCGGTCAGTGGCAGGCTGCGGGCTGGATTATGGAACGCCGGTACGGGTACAGCCAGAGGCAAGAGGTCAAAGTCGGCGCGTCTGATGACAGCCTCGAAGGCGCCGAGGACTTGATCGCAAAGGTTGCAGAAGTAGCCGAGGCACTCAAGGCAGGCAAAGCGGGCGAGGATGGCTCCTGAGCGCTCCGAGCTGATAGCCGAGGGGTATGAAGCCGCAATCAAGCTCCAGCGGCTTCTAGACCTATATCCGCTCGCCTTTCGTGCACTCTGGGACAGGCCGAGCCCCCGCACATCACAGAGGCGCTCGGTACAGGCTCTGATGGAGCGGCGGGTCAAGGTTGGTCTTCTCGTGGGTGGCAACCGATCCGGGAAGTCCGAAGCGGGAGCGATGATAGCGGCGGCGATAGCGCTGGGGCGTGGGAATCCTGGTGTCGCTAAGTGGATGAGGGACAACGGCATACCAGAGGATGCGATCTACAAGAGGCCGGGCCGAGTGTGCTGCATCTCGCTGACTTCGAACGAATCGATCAGGGTACAGCGTCCCAAGGTCGAGCAGTTCCTCCCAGTCGGCACCTATTGGAAGAACAGGCACGGAGCAGGTGAGGCAGTCGCGCAGCTACCGAATGGCGGCGTGGTGCTCTTCAAGACGGTCGACCAGGGGGCTCGAAGCTTTCAGGCTGACGCATGGGATGCGGCGTGGTTTGATGAAGATCCGGAGGATGAGGCAGTCTATAACGAGGCCCGCATGCGTCTCGTGGATAGGCGTGGTTTTGCCTACATTACGATGACGCCACTTCGAGGGCTGACGTGGATATGGGATCGCTTCGTCAAGGACCCAGAGCCCGGAAGCTTGTGCAAGTGGATCCACGGCGCTGACAATCCCTACATCCCACGCGATGAGCTAGAGGGCATCCTCGCGAGCTATGGCAGCCACGAGAGAGCAGCGCGCGCCCGTGGTGAGTTCACTCAGCTAGAGGGTCGCGTCTATCAGGACTGGAGCAGAGAGCTGCACGTCGTAGAGCCCTTTGAGGTGCCAGAGGACTGGACGCGGATAGCCGGTATCGACTTTGGAACGCGCAACCCGTTCGCCTGTCTGCTCGCAGCGGTCGACCCTGCGGATTCGGTGGTCCACATTATCGCCGAGCATCTACAGTCGGAGTGGACGCTATCACGCCACGTTACGGCGCTGCGCGAGATGTTCGCTAAGTATGGTGAGCCGGCTGTCATCGTGGCAGACCCAGAGGACAGGGGCTCGCGTATCTCGATGGCGAGAGACCACGACATGCCGACAGTGAAGGCGAAGAAGGAGATCCGAGCCGGCATCAGCTCAGTCGCTGAGAGGCTGGCACCAGACGCGGAGGGTAGGCCTCACCTCGTCGTGCACTCGAACTGTGTCAACGTCATCAGGGAGATCGAGGGCTACGTGTGGGACACGCGCCGCAGCAAGGCAGACCAGAAGGAGCGTCCCCTCAAGCGAGACGATCACTGCATGGACGCGCTTCGCTACTTGCTGCACCATCTCAACCGCGCCACCTTCGAGACCGGATAGACGCGCGCGCCGCGAATAAATGCCGATCGATCAGACACGATCAAAATAATATTAGAGCGCAGTGGTGCGATTAGCCCTCTCTGCCCTATATATTTTTTAGCAATAACTTGTGCACAGGTTACAGTGTATCCATGAGGCGGGACACAAACCAGCCCCCTCCAAGGAGCGACACCATGACCGCCAAGCAAGTACACGCAGCCCTCCAAAACGAAACAGTCTACGAATCAGCCCGCAAGATGTGGCGGAACCGATACTCGGACACGAAGGGACCGGAGAACACCGTCAACGCAGTAAAAGACATGAGGCTTTGCCTCCAGGCGCACGGATTCAAGAGCACGACAGATCACGCGATCTATATGCTGATGCACGCGCAACCTAACTAACCACCAGCCCCCTTCGGGGGGCGCAAGGAGCGACACCATGCCGACAATTAATTCAATTACGGTTGAGGACAGAGGTACCGACAAAAAGACGGTCCATGTCTTTGCCGGTGGGACTGATGAAGAGCGGCAATTTAGCATTGATGAGACTGTGCGCAGAGCGTTTAGAAACGGTCATGCAGTTATCTATCCTGACGGAACCAAGGTATTCCGGGCGCGTCACCCTCGCTTCAATGGTGGCAGCTACGAGTGGAACAGAGACGGAAATCGAGTCCGGGCTGACGTTATAGAGTACACGATCCACCCGGACCTCACTGAGGACAGAGAGGTGATCCGAAGCGTATGGATCAACTGGTAAACACAGCCCCCTTCGGGGGGCGCCCTTCGTCCGTATAGAGAAATATACGCGACAGATCGTGCCGATTCTGATACGGTCCCCGCATGGGCGAGGAGTACCTCACAATTAGACCGTCTTGGTTCACCCGGCTGCTCCGTGGGGTGGGACTCTTGCCGTCTGGTGAGGTGGCCTTCGAGGCTGGCGCTGACTTCGCAGCGAGCCAGCCCGCGCACCCCGGCTACCCGAAGGGGGACGCGCTCTCTGCATACGCGGCCTTTCCTTGGGTCTATTCCTGCGTCGATGCCATTAGCTCAGATCTGGCTGGGCTCCCTTTAATGGCTGTCCGTGGGACGGGGGCCGATGCGGAGAGACTCGATAGTCACCCAGTGCTGGACCTCCTCGCTCAACCATCTACCCGCGTATCTGCTCAGCTCTTCCGAAAGCAGCTCATCACCGACTACATCCTGACCGGTGACGCTTACGCCTTGATCGCAGGAGAGCGCGAGCCCGTCGCACTGCTTCGAATGATCCCGCAGCGTGTCACCGTCAAGCCGTGGGCAGATGGTCAGCCGGGGCAGTACCTCTACGACAGCAGCGGCAAGACGCGAGAGTACACCTTCGAAGAGGTGCTC